GACATTCAAAACATTGTCACTAGGACAAGTCAGTTCTCGTATGAGTGGGGACGCCATTGGTAAAGAGATCAATGCTGACCTTCTCAATGAGCTTGTTCGAGTATTCAATGAACGCAAGGTTCATGATCCTGTCATTATTGATTGGCAACATGCAACCTCACCTTTTCAAGGAAAGTCACCTGCTCCACCTGAGTCAGGTATTGCACTTGGAATGATTATAGATCTCGAAGTGAAGGAAGACGGACTTTATGCTGTACCCGCATATAACGAGGAAGGCTTGAAGGTCGTTGAGAAGTCTGGAGGAATTCTTTGGAGTTCACCAGAGTACATTCATGGAGAGATATTCACAAGGGACGGAGGTGATAAAGTGGGCGATGCTCAATTGCTTGCTATCACCTTGACTCCTCGTCCCGCACAATCACACAACAAAATTGACCGTATAACATTAAGTGAGGACCTAATGGAAGAACAAGTCAAAGAGCTACAAGCCAAGCTTGCTGCAAAAGATGAACTCGTCAAAGAACTTGAAGAAAAAATCAAGGAGATGAGAGAAGAACAAGAAGCAACGATGAACACTGAGGAAGACGCTGAGAAGAAAAATGAGCGTTATGACGACAGTGAGAAGAAAGCTGAAAAAGAAGACGACAAAGATGAAAACAAAATGAACGAAGAAGACAAAAAGGATCACAACAAAATGAGTGAATCTTTTAGTCAAGACGTTGCTTTGTTGAGTGAAGTGCAAGCACTTCGTGAGTCAGTCAAAAAGCTTGAAGCTGAAAACAATCAAATCAAATGTGATGAGGCTGTCAGCTCTTTGCTACGTGAAGGCAAGATCAGTGTTGCAGAAAAAGACGTTGCTTCTAAAGCTTGGAACATTCGTGAACTACAACCAGAGTTTTGGAACATGTTCAGTGAGCGTCCTGTCAACTCAAGTGTACCATTGGAAGAAGTCGGACATGGTGCAAGCGGTCAAGAGATCAGCAAGGGAACACTTGATCAAAAAGTACGTGCCTTAGCTGAAGAAAAGAAAATCGGATATAGCGATGCATTAAGCTTGTTCCGCGAACAACAACCAGAATTTTATCGTCAAGCATTCGGAGGATAATCATGGCTAACAATATAGTACAATCATTTATCGCAGCAGGCACAATCACTGAGTTTGCACTTGTTTCAATCGACGGCAATGGCAAAGTTGCTGTTACTACAGCAGGAACAGACAAAGCCTGTGTTGGTGTAGCTCAACGCGGTGCTTCTGCGGGTGAACCTGTAGATGTAATCATCAGTGGTGTATCTCGTGTCATCGCGGGTGGATCAATCACTTTCAATACTGCTTCACTAGTAATGGCTACAACAGCGGGAAAAGTTGCGACTCATGCCACAAGTGGCAAGTATGCAATCGGTCGTATCATTCCTAATATCAACCAAACAAGTGCGGCGGCAAACGATCAATTATCAATCGTTTTCACAGGCCCTAACAACTTGATTCCTTAAGGAGCTTATAGATGGCTAGTTCATATAGTACAATTCATCCAGTCGATCAGATACTCACAAGCCTTGTTTCTGAGGTAGTGCCTAGTGATAATCAACTGATTGCAAATCAAATCTTTGAGAATGTTAAAGTACCTGAAAGAAGTGGTACTTTCCTTTTAGAGAACTCTCGTAACTTCATGGGTGCGGGCGTTGGTCTAGATCTTGAACGTGCTCCTGGTGCAGGTCGTGCAAACATTGGAAGTTTTGATCGTACAAATCTTACCTTCAAAGCAAAGATCTTTTCTGCACAAGATAGCATCGCAATGGAAGACATCATCGATAGTCAATACCCTGGTGGTGAAGAAGCTCGTATCGCTCGTAAAGTGCGTCGTGTAATGATGTTAGCAAAAGAAAAAAGAGCTGCTGACTTGATCTTCGATACAGGCTCATTCTCAAATGCTACTTGTACAGCTGTTATGGGTGGCAAAGTTGATGCGGCTGGTACTGACGGATTGACAGGACTTGACAAGCTCAAGGACTTAGTGTTTGGCCAAGCTCATGGCATCAATCCAGATACTCTCGTTTTTGGTCGCGGTGTATTTCGTGCATTAGCTCGTAACCCAGAGCTTCGTGGTTATGCGGGTGATTTTAATGGTGCGGGTGTTGCGGGTGGTGGTAGCATGATCTTGACTGATGAAGCTGTCAAAACTGTTTTACGCAATATCTTGGGTATTCCAAACATCTATGTTGGTGAAGCTCGTCGTGAGACTGCTGTACCTGGTGCGACTTCAAGTGAATCACAAATTTGGAATACAGAAACAATCTTCATGGGTATCATGAAGGGTGCTGATGCTATCGTCCAAAAAAGTGGTAATGTGAAGGGAATGCCTGTTGCAGCTTTGAACTTCGATTTCGGCGGAATGGTTGCGGGTCAATATGATTCTCTAGATTCAACTCGTCGATATGTTTATGCTGAAGAAGTTCAACAGTTCAAAGCTATTGACTCAACACTTGGATACATCCTTACTGACTGCTTAGTGTAATACACTCCAAAGGGATGACATGTGCGACAACCACGAAGTACACTTACTAGCTGAAAAAGATGCGGACAAACGAGCCGTTGAAGACCTTTCGAAACAACTCAAAGGTCAATCAGGAGAAGTCGCACGATTAACAAAATCCAAGATCAAAGAACTTAAGACTTTGATCAAAGCAGAAAATCAAATGAAATCAGTGCTTGCAAAATCAAGGACTAGATTTTTAAAAACTTTAGATGATGCAGTAAAAGCAACAGACCCATTGACTTTGTTATCTCTACCTAGGGATCAAATGATTGAGTTTATAATTCGTGGAGGGTTTGATCAGTCTATTGATGAGTTCATCGAGCAGACTGACCTAATAGCGAAAGCCGTTGAGAACACTGCTAAGATAGTACAGCCTGATCTTGGGTTGATACCTATTCAACAAAAGCTCGACATCATGCAGACCGCAACAGTTGAGCAGATATTCGATGACGTTGTGATCCCTACTGTCGCCAATGGTGTACGAGACTCATTGACTGCAATGACTTTGGATGTACCAACCTCCGTCGCCATATCTTCACTAGCTCAAAAGATGCAACAAGCAACAGGTCGACAGCTCACAGAGATCAACACAAAGATCTCTATGTTTGGTCGTGCTGTTACTGCTTCGATAGCTGAAGAGGCAGGACTAAACCTTTATTTATATACTGGTCCACAAGACGGCTTAACAAGAAAGTTTTGTAAACCGTTAGTTGATAAAGTGGTAAGTGAAGCACAGATGAAGAAACTCAATAACGGTCAAGGACTACCTGTTCGCACAGGTGGTGGAGGATATAACTGTCGGCATTCATGGAGTCCTATCTCAAAAGGATTTATGAAAGCGGCAGGACTCACCAAAGCAACAACATCCGATATCAACAGAGCCAATGCGGGAGGTAAGAGATGATAAGAAAAGCAGTAACAAGTCAGAACTACATGTTCGAATGGAATGCACCAAAACCTATCAACGGTACTCCATCGATCACCTTCAAAGCATCAAGCACAGTTATATCCAACATGAATCACTCAAGGGCTGATATCTCTGTCACTGCCATTGGTAATGATAGACGCACCTTGACAATCGCTTCAAGTGATGCACTTCAAAGAGACCAAGCACTTGCTTTTTTGAAAACAAATGGAGACGCTTGGTATTCGATTAAGATCGTTCGTATCGTGGGAACAACTGCCGTGTTGGCTGAACCGTTACCACGTGAGATTGATTTATCCACGTCAGCAACCATCGAGTTTGCTATGTGGTATTATGAGGCACAGTCTAGCGACGTGACAAGCACATCGGGAACCTTTCAATACTTGATCAGTTACACCGTCGACTTAGGACAAAACAATTTATCCAAGTTGGACAAGGGAGTGATCAAGGTTACTCCTCGTCCATTTGATACAGGGTTGAATCATGATTCGTTGGTGGATCGATTTGCTTCACTCGCAGACATGGTGCCACGTCGTCAAGCTGATTTCCTCCCACAGATAGAGTCTTCACTTGATGAGTTGTCTTTGATGTTACGTGAACGACTACAGGCTTCTGATGTAACAGAAGATGAGATCTTCAATGCAGAGTCCTTCCAACTGTGTCATGCATATTGCACAGCATCACGCATCTATGAAATGAACCTACAACTTGACGTTGCTGAAGCAATGAAAAGTCGTTGTATGGAGTTGATGGACATTGCACTCAAATCAGTTGATCTTGACCTTGATGGTGATGGTGTTATTGATGACGGTGAGGTTGATCTTGAGAAATCAGGAGGGAAGTCAACGGACTTTCGTGCAAGTTGGAAGACATACACAAAGACTGAGTACGATAAAGACTTCATACCAAAAAGAGCAATGAGGCACTAGTTATGCCTAATAAAGTAAACTTGAATTTACCTGGTAGTGTATGGACTGCCAAAGATACTAAGATGTTAGCATCCAACACTTTGGCAGCTGTTAAGCTGAGAACATCAAAAGGTATCGATGCGAACGGCAAGAAGTTCAAGGGGTACTCGACTAAACCATTGTATGTCGCTTTTCGTGGTGCAAGACTTAAGCCGAAAGGTGGAACACGAAAATCACGAACAGGTAAGTCCGTATTCTATCAAGGGGGCTATAAGCAATATAAACACGACTCACGCAAAAGAAGTGGAGGACGTGGGAAAAGTGCTGAGGTGGATCTTGTCTTGTCTGGTCAACTTATGAACAACCTCGTTGTACTATCTGCGACAGAAACAAAATTCATAATTGGATTAACAAAACATGTTCGATATTATGGATATGCTGTGAATGTGGATAGAGAGTATTTAGGATTAACCAATGATGAGATAGACACCATCGTTGAGGCTGTATCCATTGACATCTCTGAGAAGCTAAGAAAGAAGCGTAAACGATGAGTCGAGGAATATTCCAATCACTGACAAAACTGAAAGACATGATCGAGGCTATTGACCCAAAAACTGATAGTCATAATGGATTTGTATGCATTGATGATGGTACAGGTATGACCTCCTCCCTTGAATCAAGATTTGAAGGTCAACGTCAATTTGCTTTTGAGTTAACATCGATGGCGATGGATGATGGTAGTGCGGGACTAAGTGGAAGGAAGAGAGTATCTGTTGATACTGTTATTCGTTACGCTATACCCAAAGAGCATGGATTCAGAATGAGGATGATGAATGAGGATGCAGGTAAAATCATTGATACCATCAAGGGTCCGCAGTATGAATTTAATACAACAGGCATTATCAGTGTGATACCTTTACAGGCACGTGCTGAAGAAATCACAGACAACACAGGTGAAACCATCGGTCACTTGTTAGTTGTTCCCTTTGATCTTTTATATTTGGAGGCTTAACATGAGCGTAACTCATAGATCTTTAAGTGTCGCTGTTGAATCATCTTTCGGTTCATTATCAGCAACCACAAACCTACCTGACAACAGTGGGTTGTCATATGTATCAATTCCTTGTGAGCGTGATCCCATTCTGATTTATGGTGATGTTGTAGCAAGTGAAAGAAATGACGCACGTGATGGCTCCTACTTCTTACCACCAGAACCAGACACAGTCTTCTCAAGTGGTAGTCGTGTGCGTCGTCGTACAGGTACAGTCAACTTGCGTGTTGATTTATCCACAATTGGAAGTTCACCATCCAACTATAACACTAATTATCTTGGTTATCTTTTAGGTGCAGGATTCTTGACTCAAGTTGGTGGCGTCGCAAGTGTAACAGCTAGTGGTGTGACTGATGTCAATAATTTTGCGGCGTCAGGTTTTGCGGCGACAGACATTGGAACACTACTAAG